AATCTCTTGGATATATTACGACTCACCGCTTACGGTTACAAATCTGCTTGCGTCCGGGGCTGTCCTGCCTGCGGCAAACGGTATCTACATTGAGATCGCCGAGCAACAAGGCCAGCGCGCCTGGCAGTCAACAAACGGCTATTATAACGTATATAATAATAGCGACCGGGCAATAGCCCCAGATATAGCCGGCAACGAGGCATACTGGATTTTGGCCGGGACAGTGGCCACTGGATTTTACCCGCACATTGATGGCGCGCCCGGTATGCCGTCGAGTACCGGCGATGTTACCGTTGTTTATCAATACTACACTTACACCAATTCCCATATCTGGAAGGCCGGGGCAGTTGATAAAACAAAATGGAGCGTATCCCTCGATGGGACAAACCTCGGAATAATTTATCCCGGCTCAAATGTTTTCCCGAATCCGATTTATGGTAATGGAGCGGGGTTGACCAATGTCAATGCCACGAATGCCACGGCCTTGGGCGGAGTTGCATCGGCGACGTGGCAGGAGGCGACGAATGCAATAAACACTACAGCGAACGCGGCGGTCAAACGGGCAGGGGATATAATGACGGGCCCGTTAACGAACACATATAAATTTTACGGCGACGGTGGAGGGTTGACCAATCTTACCGCCCCGGATGCAACCAACGCCCTTGCACTTGGCAATATCGCGGCGGCAGATTGGAGTGCGGCGACAAACTCACTTAACACTCGCGTCAACAACGCAATCACAAACCCCGTCGGTGCGAATGTTAATGGGAATAATTTCAGCCTGACGAATGTCAATTCGGTTTTGGATTCTCGCAGTTTGCCGATGACTGTTCCGGCGGGTTGTATCCAGATGTATGGTGGGGCGGCGGCTCCGTCGGGCTGGTTGCTTTGCAACGGCGCAACGGTAGGGACAAATCAATATCCCGACTTGTTTGCTGTGATCGGGACTACTTACGGTGGCGCAACAACGAATATGAACTTGCCTGATTTCCGGGGCGTGTTCCCGAAGGGCGCGGGGACAACCACAAGGGCGGCAGGGGTGGATGCAAGCAGTACCGCTTATACAGCAACTTTGGGAACCTATTATCAGGATAAGTTTCAGGGACACTATCATGCTGTTGTATCAGCAGGAGGACAGCCTTTTTATGAAAATACATCTACTAATACGGATCGTTTTCCTCCAGTGGGGAGTGGTTGTGACGTAAGCAAGCCATTTAGAGCGGCGGGAATAACAACCGGAGTCAACGGAACTCCACGGACGGGAAACTCTTCCGAACCGCAAAGTTTAGGAATAACCTTTATTATCAAATACTAACCATGACCACCCACATCATCATCTACCTTTTCGGATTCGCAACGCCGATTTTTTTCGCGCTTGCGGGTGTCGGGATTTTAAAATTGACTAGTAAGGTGATGAACAGATGAACAGGTTCACAAACTTCTTTGTAGTTTTGATTGTTGGCGGACTGATGCTCTATCTCTTGCTTGGCGCATGGATATTAAGAATAATTGAGAGAATATTTATGAGGAAACGGAATGACAAAATTAAAAAGGCTGTACGGCTGGCTTATTGAGCTAGTTGAATACATACAAGATTGGAGTGATGAGATATGACAATGCTTGAAGTGATCGGAGTGGGATCGGTTTTAAGTGCCGGATTGATAGCGCAGATACCAGCGGAAAGCGTAGAGGCAATTGGAAAATGGCCTGTAACATTAGCCCTGATTGCATTGTCAGCGTGGTCTGTATGGCTTGCGTTTCGCATGGCTGACAAACAAGCAAAAGCGATGAAAGACTTGGCTGAACAACTGGCGCAAAGGCCGTGTATCAGACGACCGGAGAATAATTAAAATGAAACTCCATCAATGGATGAAACATCTCGGTGAGGGCTGTTGCGAGATCGAATGCGAAATGTGCCGCGCCCCGCAAAACAAATTTTATTACAACACAAAAGAACCGCACAATAAAGGAGAAATAACCTGCCCGAAATGTGGGAACAAACAGCATCCGAAAGATGTGGCGGGGATGTATTTTTTACTCATTGAATACGAGGGCGGCACAGGCGGGAACAATTGGCAGTGTGGAAATTGCGAATGCAGATTTATTTTCCACGACGGGGAAACCGAGGGGAATATCCAATGCCCGTCATGTGGCTGGTTCAAACCAACGAACGACACAACGCAAGAAATAATAATAGCGGAGGAGAAATAACATGAATAGATTAAAAAGTTTTCAAGCAAGTGAATTCCCCCTGGGTCAATCGCTTTTTTGGTGGCAGAGTGAACCGTTCGGCAACAACAACGACAACAATGACGCACAATCAACGTGGAACTGGCTTGCGCGGGATATGACCGATGCCAAGCGGCAAAAGATGTATGCCCGGCTCCAGATGTATAAGGACATGAGCAATCGGCCAAGTTGGACAATGGTGTTTATGGTTTTTAACATGGTGGCAAAAGAAAACATGGTTAATCCATTCTTGGGATGCCCCAATGCCGCGCAGATTGTGGCAAGCGGGGGAGGGCAACCAGATAATGCCGAGTTAGAGAAATGGAAACATCTTCTTGAGCTTGGAAAAACTCCCGGAATTAATTTAATTCCCTGCCTCTATTGCGGGGATGATGCCGCAACGCTTCAAAACACGGCCTTTATAAATTACTTCACGCCGTTGGCTGTTCAGTTTCTTGCGCCGTATTCTAAAGCAATTTGCATCTGTTCGGAACCGCCGAAAAGCATCAATAAGGCCGGACAAGAGTTGATAATCAATCTTTGTAAAACCACCTTGGCGTTTATGGGCCGGTCAGATATTCCGGTGGTTACACATTTGCAGGGCGACCAGATAAAGACCGACCTGCCAAGCAACGCCGACGCGGTGCTGTATCAGTTCAAAAGCAATCCGTGGAACGCACATGACCGTAGCGCGGAAGACGTAAAGGCTGAAGGCGCGTGGGCTCTACGAGCATGCCCCGTCCCGTTGGGATTTTTTGAACTCGGCGTATATAACGAAAGCGACCGGATACGAGAGCAGACAAGGGCGTTAGCGTCATTACCCGGATGCGGTATGTTACCGGGGCCATTATGAACACTGACCCCGAATGTCCGGTATGTTGCGAGTGTGGAACGTGGGTTACGATTGGCAATGTGCTCATTATGCGAGACGGTAAAAAATATTGCGCGAAATGCTACGGGAAAAAATTCAGGGAGGATTAAATGAAAAACAAATTATTTACAGTCTGCGTTTGTAATATTGCGCTTGCCTTGTTTTTATTGCTTTTTTCTGGTTGCGCCCGCCTGAACGTCCAAACCGAGACTTGGAAAATGACGGCCACCAGCTTTTGCAAGGACATTCAAGTCCCGAAGGTTACGGTAACAACGCCAGCCAGTTCAATTACCGTGGAAGGATATCAATCTGCCGTAAATCTTGTCGAACTCCAAAAGATAACAGATAGCGTTGTCAGTATGATTATCAAGGCCGGAATGAACGCGGTGATAAAATGAAATGTGGAATTTATAGTATCAGAAATATAACCAATGGGAAGCGATATATTGGACAGAGTACTAATTTGGAAGATAGAAAACGTTCTCATTTTACGACATTAAAACGTGGCAATCATTTTAACATTTATCTTCAACGTGCCTTCTTAAAATATGGAATAGATAATTTTGAATTTCGTATATTGGAAGAAGTACCAGAAGATATGCTTGATGTTAGAGAACGGTCTTGGATTTATTTTTACAAGTCTAATCAACGGGAATTTGGTTACAATTTAGAAAGTGGAGGTAATTTAAATAAACATCATGCTACTGAAACAATTTTAAAGTTGTCAGCAATTAGAGGTGAAAAACATTGGGGTTTTGGAAAGCATCGTTCGGAAGAAACTAGACGTAAAATATCAGATGCACATAAAGGCATGATAATTAATTTAGGGCATCGTCATTCTGAAGAATCAAAAAGAAAAATGACTATGGCTCATAAAGGTAGAATACGTGGGCCGCAATCTGAAGAACATAAAAAGAAAATATCTATTGCTAATTTAGGAAAGAAAATGCCTCCATTTTCTGAAAAACAGAAAAGAAATATGAGTTTAGTTCACAAGGATAAACCGTGGTCAGAAGCACGTAGAATAGCACAAAATAATAGGAGTTAGTGAAATAAATTATTATAAGAAAGGAAAAAACTATGTCAACTTTTAAATTACAGATTGGTAGTTTGTTTCGGTTGGTATTGATGGGATTGGGAAGTTGTGGCGTAGTTATTTCTTCCCAGCAATCTGACTCAATCATTCAGGCTGTTGGTCAGATCGTTTCGGGATTGTCAATATTGATTCCGATTGTTTGGGCGATTGTTAAAAACTTTCGGGCAAATAAGAGCAAAACTTTACTAACATGAATACGCCAAAATGTTTGCAACCAGTAGTTCCTGAATTTCTAAAGAAGAATTCACCTGCGTGGTTTAGTGGTGTGCCCAAATTATTTCCATTACGTGATAAAACCGCAATGACGTTGCATTCATTAAGTTGGCGAGATAGATATGGTGTATTCTGGACGGTTCCGAAAGGTTTTATAACGGATGGCGCAAGTGTTCCGTGGTTATTACGTTGGCTTTGGAATCCGTGGGATGAGGCGACGTTGCGTCCAGCGATCATCCATGACATGCGATACATGCTCCATGATTATGCAAAAGATTGGCCTACTTTTGATTTCCAAAAACGAGCAGATTTATCATTGTTGGATGGCATGAAAATTGATTGCCCACAGAGAGCACGCACATACTATATTGCCGTTCGTCTTGTCGGACGTGCAGTATATGAACATATCAGTTATGAGCAACGGATGAAAGAATGGTTGCAAGTGGTTTGTGAACCTGATAAACTTAATGATTGGATATTAAAAACAATAGAAACGGATAGACAATAAAAAATAATATTGACTTTCTTTTTCATTTTTGCTACATTGTTTTTAATGAAAGGGAAAAACTACTGTCTTGCCGCGTCGGGATTACTTCTAGCCACGTTTGATTGTTTTACCGTGGCATCCTTTCATGATCTCGGTGCGGCTCTATTTTCTACTACGATAAAATAGTTTTATTATTAATTTGACAATATTATAAAATATGATAGTATCTTATCAGATTAAAAGGAAAGGACAAATAATTATGGCTACAAAAAACTACGAAAAAATCAGTTTCAATTTGAATAAAAAGTGGGTGCGCGTAATGGATGGTCTACGCAAACGGCGGGACGAAAAACGCACAGAATGGCTTAAAAATTTAATCATTGCGAAGTGCAATGAAACTGACAAAGGCGTAACGATTGATAACAGGACAAAAGCGGATAGACAGTAAAATAAACAGCAATAAAATAGAGGGAAACCAATATGAGCGAAAAAACTGGATTTGTAAAGGCTGAAAAGAAACAGGCTAAACTACGGCTTGCTTTAATTGGCCCGTCAGGAAGTGGTAAAACGTTTAGCGCATTGGCTATTGCAACGGCATTGGCAAACGGTGGTAAAATTGCTGTCTTGGATACCGAACGCGCTAGCGCGAGTCTTTACGCCGATTTGTTCAACTTTGACGTTAAGACACTGGAATCGTTTAATCCATTAAATTATGTTGAAGCAATCCATGAAGCAGAAAAAGCGGGATATTCCATTGTCGTGATTGATAGTTTGAGTCATGCTTGGGCGGCCAAGGACGGAGCATTGGAAATGCACAGTGAGGAAACACTTAAAAGCAAAAGTAAAAACTCATATATGGCATGGCGCAACGTTACGCCTATACATAATGCGATGGTGGACGCAATTATTGGATGTAATACGCATATAATCTGCACAATGCGTTCCAAAATGGAATACGTGCAAGAGAAGGATGAAGTTACTGGCAAGACCGTTGTTCGTAAGGTAGGTATGCAACCTATCCAACGGGAAGGACTGGATTATGAGTTCACGGTTGTTGGCGATCTTGACCAAGAACATAATCTTGTCATTTCAAAATCTCGTTGCCGTGATGTTGCCGATAGTGTTTGGAAAAAACCCGGGAAAGAGTTTGCCGATAAGTTAATGGCTTGGCTGATGAGTGGAAAGGTTGCTGAACCAGAACCTCCCAAAGTTGACAAGTTTGCCGAGGCCGTTAAGGGAATGGAAAATGAAGCGGCGGCATACCTTGTCCATGTTAAATGGCTAAAAGAAGGGAACGAGTTAAAAGATTTGCATCCCAAACACAAAGAATACATTATTGAAAAATCAAGTGAGTTTAGAACCGCAGTTATGGAATTTACACCGTCCATATCTGACGATGAAGCTAGTTGTGCTGATAACCAAAATAAGTTGAAAAAGGAAACTACGGTATAATATGGAAAAAGTAAAATTAGAAAAAAACAGGATACATCAAAAATATTTTCTTTCCGATGGACGCGAATGTATTGGTGTAACAACGGCCTTAAATGTTATGGCGAAGCCAGCGCTTATCCATTGGAGTTGGGAGCTTGGAAAAAAAGGATTAGATTACCGCAAAGTCAAAGAAATGGCGGCGGATGCAGGTACGGTAGCGCATTTCATGTGCGAATGTTTCCTTAAAAAGCAAGAACCAGATTTATCAGACTATTCAGCTAATGATATTGCTAAAGCTGAAAATGCCTATATTAAATTCGTTTCATGGTGGGATAGTAACGGTTTTGAGCTTGTGGCTTCCGAGGCGCAACTGGTTTCGGCAAGACATAAATACGGCGGCACGATTGATATAGTTGCTAAAGATAAGGAAGGTGTCTTGCATTTGTGCGACATAAAAACGAGCAAGGCTTGCTATGACGAGTATTATTTTCAATGTTCTGCTTACCGTGAACTTTGGAACGAGAATAAACTAGATCAGCAAATAACAGGTGCAACGTATATTGTTCGCATTGGCAAAGAAGCTGATCCTGATGATTTCGAAACGCCTAGCCGTCAAAATCTAGATAACGAATTTCAGGTATTTCTAAACTGTCTTGCATTGTACAAATCTCTGCAAGTAATCAAAAGTAAAAACAAACAACAGAAAGGATAGGTAAAAAATGATTACCCATAAATATTCCGGCGAAGATAACCGTCCCGATGCAGTAGAACCAGCGGTATATCCCGCAACAATAAAAGGTGCGCGGGAGGGAGTTAGTAAAAGTGGAGGTAATGATCAAATTGAACTTGTGTGGGAATTGGATAACGGTCATTTAATTTATGATTATTTAACTTTTACAAGTAAGACTGGTTTTAAAGTTGATTCTTTCTTAAAGTCAATCGGTATAGCTCCAGATGCAAAAGGAGTAGAGATTGAAATTGATGCCGCTGACCTTATCGGCAAACGGGCATTTTTGGACGTGCGGATTGAGAAAGATGATTACGGAACCAAAAATAAAGTGTCAAAATATATAACTGATCGTGGTATTCCGGAACAACCTAAAAATGACGAAGTAAAACAAGAAGGACAACCTTTTTAACCCGAAACAAAGTCTAAGAAATAATGGGACATGTGGAGTGCTTGACAGAGGCGTTACCCGTTTGTCATACGGGGTGAACCCAGTGCACAGACACTTCAATAGATGACACTTGCCCATTAACAATAAACAAAGTCAAATGAAATATGTCTTTCACAACCGTGGATGTAATCCCCACGTCCCATTGAAAGGAGCCGGCGCGGTGCTTGGTAAAACCGAGCCGAAGGACGTTTTATGTGTCCGTGTTGCCGGTAACGAACAGAAACCGTTAGCGTTCAATTCCGATTATGTAAGAACTGAACGTGGTGTTATTCACACGTTTGATTACTGCTTGCAGAACGATCAAGATAATTTCGCGGTTGAGTGGAAGGAACGGGATGATTTTATTTCTTCGTTAGCTTTGAGTAAAAAATGGTTACATGAGCTTGACAAAATTAAACGGGCAAAAGAATGGGGATTGCCGGTAATTTACGTTGTAGGCATGACGTTTGAGGACGTGGCAAAATACGATTATTCAATTTTTGCGTCGGGCAACGTAACGTCTCAATTCCTTTATCGGCAAATTGCTACGTTGATTTTTAATTACAACTGCCACGTCGTTTTTGCTGGCAGTCGTGAAGGCGGGGCTTACGCAGTAGCTTTGCTTCTAAAACGTCGTAAGGAATTTTTGAAACTCATAGACAGGCAGAATAATATAGATGAATGACTATTGTACAGCCTCTGGTTGTTGGGTGCCGACCTTTCTTGGAAGGCTTGATATGGTTTGCCCAGCCCGACGTAAGTACAAGCGCAAATGGCAATAGAATGTTCGTTCATTGACCCGAATTCTGAAAAGGTGTGGCCACATCGTTCCTGTCTAACCTTTTTAAAATACTTACAAATAACCCTTGATATTATTCTGGAATATGGTATATTACAGGTATGAAAGGAAAAAAGTAGTTTGCAACCGAGCAAGCATACCATGTTGGGATGCCGGATGTAATCACGCGGTTCCGCATTTGCCCGGCGTAAAAAGTTTAAATGGATTGTTCTTGGGCGATTGCACGGATGAAAATAACGAGTTTGTATGTCCGGTCGCTACTGGTTATCCGGTACGAGTTGTTTGTAAATGCAGTATGAGCGCGGTGAAAAAACGTAAATGAAAATCGCACGAGTATTTCCAACGAAAACGAGTATGAGTCCAAACGATGCGGACGCTTATTTTGATGAGCCGGATTTATTCACGCCGATTTATGATGAGGTGTATATATCGGTTACTTTTACATGGGACAAAGAACGAGCAAAAAAACTAATGTACGCTTGGAGAAATCACGGCAAGGTTAGTGTTGGTGGGGTTGCTATTAGCGGGGAAAGTAATAAATCTTTCCGGGCGGGAATGTATTTAAAAAAGGGAATCACCATTACATCGCGGGGTTGTCCAAATAATTGCAGTTTTTGTATGGTGCGAAAAGGTGGACTAACTGAATTTGACGATTTTCCCGAAGGAAATATTGTTCAGGATAATAATTTACTCGCCTGTTCGGATCGCCACTTAGGTTTGGTCTGGTCAATGCTTAAAAAGCAAAAAGGAATCGAATTAAAGGGCGGCCTAGAAAGTTCACGGATTACGCCGAAGATTGCCGATATATTAAGCGGATTGCGGATAAAATCCTTATGGCTGGCTTGCGATTCCGCTAATGCGATTAAACCACTTCGGAAGGCGGTTGAGGTTTTAAAATGTGCCGGATTTACCCACAATCATCTTTTTTGTTATGTGCTTTGCGGGAGAGATATGGCCGAGGAAGAAAACAGATTGCGATCCATTTACGAAATTGGATGCCTGCCATTCGCGCAACTCTACCGGAACAAAGAAGACGATATTAAATATTCCAGAGAGTGGAAACAATTTCAAAGAACATGGTCAAGACCGGCGGCTTTCAAAACTTTAATGAGCGCGGTGAAAAAAACATGATTAAATTTCTACAAGGGGATTGCATTGAACAGATGAAAACATTGCCAGACGAATCTGTTCATTGCGTTGTTACCAGTCCGCCATATTGGGGGTTACGTGATTATGGCGTTGCGGGGCAGATCGGCCTTGAAAAAACTCCGGATTGCGGGAAACAAGGGAAGGTTAAACTTAAACAGGGATTGACAAAAGATCAGATAATATTCGTGGCCCAACGGTTACTGGACGCCGGATTGCTCGGTGATGTTTCTTATGACACTTTTTACAAAGGGTAATACAATTATGCAAAACATATCGCAATTCAGGATACGGCCCCCACGCTTTAATATGGTGAACTTCAAGACGCCCCCCTCTAGTTTGGCAATCTTGACAAATATAATTATCGCGATCCAAAACATCACGCCTCATTTTTACATATTCTTTACTATTAAAAGCCTTATTACGAATAGTGGAAAATCCGCCTTGCCAATTCCAATGATTCTTTCCAACAAGTTTTTTAGAATTATCTGGTGGGCGACATCCGGCCGCCTTGCTTCCTCGCCCAATAGCCGCCTTATGCGCGGCAGACAATATCCTTCCTTTATTAGCGCGAGATATACCTATCGCGGCTTTTATTCTGGCTTCTTTGGTCATCATGCGAGCCGTTCCGCGTTTAATAGCAAAGGCCGATATTTTTTCTCTTACATCTTTTCGTTTTGCCGGATTGTTATAAAGATTACGAAATATTGTAGCACAAGATTTTCCGCAAAACTTAATTCCTCTACCACGATAGGAGCGTCCGCATTGTATGCAATTTGATTCTATAAATATAGTCATGCTTAATACTCTACTCCAAAATGTCCTTTTTGTCAAAGCAAATATTCCTAAAGATATTGCCGAGTTTTTTGAAGAAGCATCATGTGGTAAATGTTATGTATGCAAGATGGTGGATGTTTTCAGGGAAGTCCGGCGAGTGTTACGGAAAGATGGGACGGTATGGTGTAATCTCGGGGATTCTTATTTTGGAAGCGGACAAGGTTTTGGAGATATAAAAACCACAAATAAAAATCATAATGGTAGCCGTGAAAGACGAAAACCCGAATGGAGCGATTGTGGATTAAAACCCAAAGACCTCTGCGGTGTCCCATGGCGTGTCGCCTTTGCGTTGCAAACGGATGGTTGGTATTTAAGACAGGACATCATCTGGGCTAAGCCGAATCCTATGCCGGAGTCCGTAACTGACCGTTGCACAAAGAGTCATGAATACATATTCCTACTGACAAAATCGGCAAAGTATTATTACGACGCAAAAACTATAGCCGAGCCGGTTGCTGAATCCAGTATTGAACGATTAAATCAAGATATTGAAAATCAAACAGGATCATCACGTGTACAGGGAAAGATCAATGGATCTATGAAGGCGGTCGCGCCTGCATCGTGGAATGGATCAAAGTTTGAAGATGGAAAAAACGCAATTACACATCCAAATGTCGGCAAGAACCGAAAACATAACGGAACGGATCACGGAAGCAACGGTATAGGATTTCAAACACATAACGGTTGTTCCTTAAACCGGCCGGATGGGTTACGCAACAAACGCTCCGTATGGACTGTAACAACGCAACCTTTTAAAGAGGCCCACTTCGCAACTTTTCCGCCTAATTTAATCAGACCCTGCGTATTGGCGGGTTGTCCACAAGGCGGAACAATTTTAGATCCATTCGGCGGAGCGGGAACAACCGCATTAGTGTCCGAAGAAGAAGGGCGCAACTCAATTCTCATAGAATTAAATCCAGCATACATTGAAATCGCAAAGAAACGTACACGACAGCAAGGATTGTTTTGTAAATAACCACATTGAAGTCGCAACGGAAATAAAGGAGAAATATGAAAACGATAGTAGTAAAAATATTAAAAGATGAACCATTTGGAATTGATTGGAGCGATATTTACGCCGCTCTTGCGGACACTTTTAAAAATGCCAGGTTTGACGTAACAGAACTGCCAGGCGCGGGGGAGGGGGAAAAGAGTTGTAGAAATTGTGCAGGCGATTGTTGTCCGACATGGGAAAAACCATTGACTGTTAAAGTTTGTGAAAACTGGCAACCCGTCCCGCCCGGCAAGGTTGACGATGTTAAGTGTCCGACTTGTGGACACCCTAAACACGTCAACGATTGCGGGGTAGATAGCCTACCCATCCCCGGCAAGATTGACGACAAGAACCAGTGCGATTGTTGCCAAAAAGGTGTAACAGATATTTGTGAAAAGTTTGAACCGATGACCGATAAGAATTTCAAAGAACATGATGAATACTGTAAGCATTGCGGTCATCACAAATCCTGCCACGAGGCGGGGAAGGGAGAGGGATGATACCTGTAATTTATTATTTCCACGATCTTGTATTTTATTTTGCGACGTTAATAATTTTAGGATTGTCGCTGTATTTGATAGTTCAATATTTAAAAACGGAGGTCAAATGAACACAAGTAACACGGAAAAATTGGTCAGGAAAGTATTTGGTAATAGTTTTATTCCTATAATGGGATGGACGGATAAAAATATTAATCTTATCGCTCGCGCCGCCCGGCGTTTTGTGCGGATGGAGCAGGCGGAGAAAGACAAGCGAATCGCGGATATGTTCATTAAAAAATCTAATGAACTTCAGGGAATAAAACTCCCCAAACACTTTGGTGAATTTCGCGATTTTATCCCGTTCACTGAAAGGTTGTCCCCAAAACAACTCAAATCATTTAAGCGAGATATGCTTAATATGCGACGGAGATTTAATAGGAGAATGGAGCGAAACAACAACCAGAAAGGAAATGAAGGATGAAAACCTACAAAACTGTAGTTGATACGATAAACAAAGGTTTGAACGGTAACGGGAAACAACGGCGTGCTGAGTTTCGGGAATTGCAAAAGAAATTCGGCATAGAAAACGTCAAACGGATTGACAATCCAGAGGCACGATGCAAGCGGACGCGAGTGGAAATAACGATAAAATAACCCCTCCGGCCTGACGGGGGAAATTGAAAGGAAGGTAGGATGATGAAAATACCGATTAAAAATGCGAAAGAATTTGCCATAAAACATAATCTTTCACAAATTATTATCTTTGGTTATGACGGAAAAGAACAACATGTTGCTACTTGGGGAAAATCTATTGAAGATTGCGCCTCAGCCGCCGAAGGTGGAAATCAAATAAAAACTCTTTGTGGCTGGCCGAATAGTCTACACGCCGAACCTTCACGTGTTAGGAAATTACAAACACGAATTAAAGAACTTGAAAGACAACTAACCCCTCCGGCCTGACGGGGGAGGAAGGGAGATATGAAAAAGTTAAAACTATATGAAATTAGCGCGTCGTTATCTTGTCATGCCACGATTTTAGCCGTCTCTAAAGCGGATGCGTTAAAAGAAGTGGAAACATGGGAACATGCATGGCACGAAACAGGAGAATTAGTCAGCGTGGACGACGTGGACATGTTTGACGTGCGCTCGCTCAAGGCAACCGACTGGCAGGACGAAGCGCATTGTTCCACCGCTGCCGCAAGAAAATTATTACCATAGGAGGAATCATGAAAGGCACACTTGACGACGGAACGCCGGTGGATATTGAGAAACCCGAACCGATTGAGCAGGATGGGAAGTGGTGGGAATTTGTGGAACTTCGTAAGCCGAACAATGCAGAATATTATTTATTTAACGATGGTGTTGTTATGGCTGAAATGGAACGGCGTAATTATACGAGTGAAGCCTGGATCGCCTCCGAAATCCCCCGCGCTACCCCTGAACAACTTGCAGCAATCGGAATGCAGGAGAGAGACGGAAAGCCAGTGGAGTGCAAAGCTGGTTACCAAATATGGAACGGTAAAGAAAATATTTGGCTACACAACGATTGTGCTGGAAGTTACCGCTTCGTCCTTGAGCCGGTGGTCGGGAAGGAAGTGCACGTGAGTTGCGAGGGGTGTTTATATGACGGGGAAGATCGTCATCCAAAGTGTCGCGTTGGAAGTTGTAAAGCTTATTCCAACTACACACCCGTCCCGCCAACAACATATACGTCCTGTCCGGATTGCGCCAAGTTGAAAGCTGAAACGATAAAACGTCGGAATGTCTGCCTAAATTTGATCGGTCAAGTTAAAAACTTTGAAGCCAAGGATACCAAACTCCAGAAGCAACGGGAGAATTTGAGGGAGTATTTAGAGGGAATTGTGCGGGGATTTAAAAAACACGAGGGTCATTTTACAGAAACCATCAAAGCAATTCAAAAATGCTTGGATGAAAATTAGGAGGAAGGGAAATGACAACTGAACTTGGAAAACAGATTGGCTTTGAAATACACGAAGCAACAGGAAATATATGTCCAAAGTGTGGTCATTATGTGGGGTGCTGTAGTTGCAGGCAACCGATAATCATTGATGCTTATTTCCCGCCACTTAAAGACCGTATTGCACAACTTGAAGCCGACTGCATCCGCAAGGACAAGCTGATTGGGGATTTGTGGAATTGGAAAAGATGCTTGGGTTGGCAAGAACTTATTGGAACAGATTTTGTTTTATCACTTGAAGCGCGGGTTAAACAGGAGGGGGTTGTATGACCAAAATCCAAACAATGCAAAGGGAGTTAGAGCTTCAACGCATAACAATGGAATCGCTATGGAAAGACAACGCACGACTTAAAAAATTGTGTGAAGACTTATGGCAATTCGTTCCGTTTTGGGCTGATTACGACGCAGAGTTTATTGACCGCGAAACATACAATAAATTTGAACAACGGGTTAAGTTGGAGGGAATTGAAGCATGACTACTGACCAATTAAAAGCAATCGGCTATGAGAATAAAATTAACCAACTTGAATCCGAGAACGCGCAACTTAAGCAACTGCTTGAAGATTTTGTAAAGTCAGCAAATACGCAATCACGCGAGATTGACAGGTTGCATTTGATTATCGAGAGGGCGAAGGACTATTGCAAGCGAATGATTGAGTGGGCGAATTATAAAACAGTGATTGAGATTCTGGAGGGGGCGGAGAAATGATTGCTATCTCAAAAACAAATGATTTCCCACACTTGCGCAAATTTGCATGGACTTTGCCCAATAAGGATTACACTTGGCAGGATTGTAATAGTTCGTGGCTTTCGTAGTAGTTTCATATTTTGACTTGCAAACTTCGGTGGCAATCATTTTGCAGTCCTTCCATGCCTGATTATTCGGTTGCTTTTCCCATTTTGCAATTTTTTGCGATACTTGCCGGACAGTTTTGCCGTTCCAACAAGAAAACAATTTAGGAATGCGGCAGGTTTTTGCAATAGTTTTTTTCCTAGTATGCGCTTGATTAGCCGTTACTTCTGCAACCATTATTTTCCCGGCGTATGGTTCTCCTTCCGCCTCCATCATGACAGTGGCCGCGAATATCATAATTTCTGTTATCATTTCGTCCTCCATTGTTTCCGTGGTGTTTTAAATGTGTTACAAATCCGGCTCAATCCTGCACGAATCCAATCTTGCAAATCACGGTCTTTGCGCTCGGTCTTTTTTATATATTGCCAAAAATCACAGCCGTGGCACTTGCATTTTCTATCACCTGATCTCGGGCAACTACGGGTTTTGTTCATTTAACTCCTTTTTTTCTGTCGTTTGTTTGTGGCTCCATTCCAATAAATCGCTTATAGTATAAGGTTCTGGATCATCTTTGTTAGATTCAAGATAGTCTGTTGTTAATTCTAAGAAGCATTTATGTAAGAACTCGTGGCGTTTTTGGTGAAGGTCGGTTGTCATATCGCGTTCTTTCCGTTGATTATTTTTCTGGCTAACTTAAAATGACGTGGCAAACATAAGATTACCTTCGGCTCGATCTCCTTAAATGCTTTGTACGCTAAGTTTGTATCCGGGCTTTTACGATGATCCCCGCTCCACCATGCACAAGCCGTACAAACTTGGTCGCCAAATGCGGTATCCTTTACCAGTGTTTGCCGATGGCAGTTAGGGCATTTGCCCTTACAATTTAAGAGTTTGGTTTTCATCTTTTGCCCCATTCCCTTCGTTATTTTGGTATGGCCGGTATTGCCAAAGCGCACAACCTTCTATTGTGCAATCTCTTACCTCGTTTCGTTGCCAACAAACGCATTGTAAACACGCTAATTTTACCGCTGCCCCCCTTGACCTACCCGAAAACACCCGTTTTGCAAGGTTTTCATACCGGGGGGTGTGTCTTCGTATGGTTTTTAGTTCTTCCGTCTGTAACTGTGTCAAATTCGTAAGCTTAATTTGCTTACGTGGCATTGTAGAGAGCTTATGTCCTGCTTTAAACATGGTTATTGTCCTTTGGGGGTAGTTTCCACCTGTTTTTGGTTCGTTTTCGTTTCATTTTGACTTTATCAACTGGAAAAGTTTTCGCCGTCCCTTCTGTTACTGCTTTAAAATATATCTTCTCCGTGGGTGGCTTTGATCAGCATTGTAACCGTCATTTTGTCCCTGGCAATTTTTCTAAACTCTTCAAATCTTACAAGATTATTAAAAATCCATTCCCAAGCTTCTTCGATCGTTGATTTCCAAGCATGAGATTCAGATCGCCCCTTTTTATCTCGTATCGTACATAGCCAAAAACGTGTTTTTGTGTCCCACGATACATTAACTGTTTTCATTTTATTATTTCCTTTATTTTCTTGTTGATTTTTTATTACTATCTGTTATAGTATTTTCCAGAAAAGGGATCGCCCCCTTTGGGACGACCCCTCGAAGTCTGTTACGACTTCTTATCTTCCGAGACGCATCCTAACTCTCTGCATATCTCGGTCGGCAACATACAACCGCAATGTTTAACATGCGGTATCGCATGAGAGCACTTTTTACATGCTTCTTTGCTATGCGCATATTTGCATATTACGGTTTTCTGTTCGCCGTCTAATTTGTCAGTCATTTTAATCACCTCCTTTCTGGCATATTAAAAGACTGACAAAATTTGTCAGTTTATTATTCATTTCATTTTACCGTTTTATCTGCCTAATCTCATAAGCCCTGCCCGGTGATCTCCGCGCAGGGGGCAAGCCAGGGCAGTTTTTTTTTCATTCGGTCAATGCTTTTTCCCAAACTTCCAGAGCTTTAAAGATTCTTTGGCCTACTGTTAGCGCAGGAGTATTGACCGGCATTTGACAATCATTATCCGTAACTGCTCCGCTTGCTTTTAATTCATGCACCAAGTCGCACCAAGCATCATATTCCTTTTTTGGATCCATGTTATTTTTTCCTTTTTGTCGGCTTCCAGCCTCGTCGGTATCCGCATTTTACGGATAGACAAGCCCGCTTGTACGTCTGTACTGTCGCAAAATAATGTCCCACAAGTGGGCCTATTTCGGCCTAGTTATTCAGCTGTTCCGTAAAAGTTAAAGTCTCCTGTTGTCAAATAGCGGTTTAACTGTTCCGTGATTTCGCGCTTCGTTTTATACATAGCGGAAACAAGATTAGGAAATGGCCGGTTATCAAAATACACTGCAAAACACCAACCGCGCTTATTGCCGACTTTACCCTTGTCAATCTCTGTTTTCGTAACATTATTTGGTTTCATCCTCTTTTCCTCCTCTTTGTTTTTGTTTCCACGTTACGCGCTGGGCGCGGGGTTGATTATGCCGTTTTTAGTCTTGCCGTATATCCGCCCCAGTTCCATGCGTTGACTGTGTCAAGTGTCCCGTATTGATGGCCGTGATGGATAACGCCATAGGCTTTAATGCCCCAGATTGCGCCGGATTCGTCAACCATATATTTTCCGCTTGTGCCAACGTCAATTTTAACGTATTTTTTGCCGGGTTTGACACGAACACTGGCGTTTATATCAATGGAATTTTGAGGCGTTCCAGGATATTCCCTTGCATACATTTCGCGTTGTTCCTTCTCTACCAGCTCTGCAAACAGTTTAATTTTTTGTTCGTTCATCTTGCTTCACTCCTATTTTATTTGTTTATTACAGTTTTTTAACCGCTTCCAATGCTTCCAGTTCCAAGTCTGTAACTATTATTTTGTTTTTCATTGTTCTTTTACTCCCTTTTGTTTTGTTTATGTTTTTACTAACTGATAAGAGATTATATTATTTTATATTATTGTCAATGTTTATTTTGAGTTATTTTTGCGCCTCATTATCGGCTTTGCACCAGTTGCAGATTTTGCCGATCATATTGGCCTTTAATATGCGCTCCCGACATTGCGGACACGTCATGCTATATTGTGTATAGCATTTGCGGCACATTACTAGGCTTTCGGCCTCACCTGTTGCCAGTGTTCCCGTCGTTTCTTTTCCGCATTTTTGACATTTCATTTTTTTCCCCTTCTTTTTTCCCCGCACGTTGCGGGGTTGTTTTTGTTTTTACGCTACTATATATAAGCAAGTTCCTTGCCAACTTTTCTTTCGGATGTGTCTACTTCGCAAATCGCCATTTCAACCAACACTGTATTGAGTTTTATTGCTATTGATCATTTTAATTTTATAACATTATGCGACGTTACTTCTCATTTTTGATTCGCAGTTGTGATAATATGATTTTTCATCTGATAGCAAGATCGTTATAGTTTTTGCATTATCGTTATGGTTTTTAATCTCTACTAAGTCTATAGAGATTATATGCGTTGAGTTACTTTTCCCCGGTTCGCGCTTGCAACGTCGCATAATATTTTCGTAATTATCTCGTAAAACCATTGATATTATTGATTTATTTTAGGTAACGTCGCATAATAAATATTATGTCTACTAAATATAATTGATAAGTTATTGCATTACAATTGGTTATGTAATTGTGATAAAAAAGCATGGAGAAATACATATAGATTGTTGTGATTGCTGATTATAAGAGAGGGTACTATGCCATGCCAGTTTGCCCGGCCACTGGCGTATGAACGTATATATAGTATCTGGCCTCATGAGATTTTTGTAAAATGGGGAATTTGGCAAAAAACAGAGAAAAACATGATTTATAAATCATTGCGTTGCAACATACGAAAGTTGTAAGTTGTTGTGGCGCAATATGCGTGTTTTAAGAAAGTATTGATTTCATTGAGTTGTGGAAGGGTAGTTTTTACAAAATTTACATAAGTTGTTGATTATAAAGGGCGGGAGGGGTGGAAGGCTTTTTTCTATTGTATATATAAAAGAGAAATAAATACAATAAGGAAATACCCTTCCACCCTTCCACAAAAAAAGAAAGTCAATAGAATCAATGGTTTGCTGATAGTGCTACGTTAAAAAACGGTTAAATTTGGTGGAAGGCTAAATGCTTGTGAAGTAAGCAGTTAAGTGCTATGTGGAAGGGTCGTTTTTGGGTGCTAAAATACTCCACTCATTGCAGGTGCGTGAGCGTTCGCGTTCAAAACGATCAGGGAAACGACGTGCAAGACGAGATAGATAAACCCCACAGGCAGTATTAAATGTGAATAATTTGGTGGCTTCACGATAGCATTTTGATTCGGAGTTGGTAAGTTCACGTTCAAGTTGTTCGCTGGAACCAGTCCATTTATCCATACCATCAAAGAGGTATCCATCAATAAGCGAAAGGAGGCGATGTTCTGGGGCAAGTTCGTTAATGGCATCCATAATTTCAGGATGGTGATAATGGGTGATTCCAAATCGTTGAGATATAAAGGAATTTGGTATTTTCCATTCTGTTAAATAGAAAATAAAGGCTGGCAATTCGGAAACCAACGTTTTCCAGAACAATTCTCGTTGATCTGGAGTTGCGGTTGGCATTGGCATTGTTTGTGGATTTGCCTTAAAAAGCATGATTTTATCAAAAATACTTTCATCCATAGGAGGGAGAACCATGAGGTTTTCGGGTTCATCATTTAAGGTTATAGATATACGCCAGAATGGACGCAACATTAGAGGAGTTTGACCTTTTGCGTGGCATTGAGCCTCAAGATTAACGGTAATTGATTTGATTTGAGAACCAAAATGGCGACGTGCACGAATATCAGTGGCAGGGGCTTCATCTTCAACCATGAGATGTTCTGCGCCGAAAAGATGGGCATTAAATGGTGAAATTGCGGTCATATATTCGTAGGGACGGGAACAACGTCCGCCGAAGATCGGAGTGAGTAAGTTCTGAATAAGAGATTTACCGCAGTCGCGTGGGCCAGCGATAGCTACAGCTTGTCCTGGAGTTCGTTTTCCAGCACGTAAAGATTCATAGGCTACTTTAACCCATCCAATAAAGTATGGTAATTGTTCTTCTCCGAATAATCCGGTAATGATAGTTTTAATTGTGTTCCAATCGCCTTCTTTTGGTTCAATTAGACGGGGTGATTCAGTAACAAGTATGCGCCGATTTTCAATTTCAAGCATACCGGCGTAGTGTCCAGCAAGTGGGCCGGCGTAATCCACGTTTTGTGTGGTTTGAATCATTATCAGTTCAGAGTCGGTTTCTGATATAAGGTCGCCTTTTTGTGTGGAAGATACAAGTCCTTTGCTTTTTAGAAGGCGTTTTACTTGAGTTTCTGAAAGTGGTATCCATCCGTTACGATTATCAGGAGCAAGAAATCCTTTACCAGATGAGTTATAAAATATTTTAAAACGATTATCTTTTGATATTGAGGTTGTCTTTTGTTGTGGTATTGGTAGTGATGGTATTAGTTTAAGTATTTCGTCTTTTATTGCCTGTGGTTCTTGTGCGTCGCGTGATTCAATGAAGTCGTAAATATCTCCTTTTTCTGGTAAATTTGGCAATTCTAGGACGCGAATACTTTTAACAACGGATTTGAGTGAATCAACAACGAGTTTGGCGTGTTTTCTGCCTGGATCATCATTATCCGGGATAACAATTATATCCGCTCCGGTGAGAGTTTTTGTGTAATTATCCTGCCATTTACAGGCACCCCCAGAACATGTGGCTATTAAACCTATTGATTCGGCGGCTAGAACGGCCTTCTCGCCCTCGCAAATGAATATAGGCTTTCCTTCCTTGATGGCAGTTAAAACCTGCGGAAGGTGGTATAGAACGCGTTCTACGTCTTGCATATTCCATAACCACGAATATGGTTTGTCTGGGTCTGGACGACGTTGTCTGAAGTCTTTTGGTATATAACGGCAAACTTGAAATATTAATTTGCCTGTTTCGTCAGTATAATCGTAGGTTTCTACAATTTTCTTTGGGATAGATTTTTCAACAATGGGTGTTGTGGTTTGTGATGGAGTATTCCATAAATTAGCCATTGTCAATCCTTTTTTAGATAGGACAACGTGTGATGGACATCCGGCATGACAATGAATTACTACGTTTCCGTTGTTGCCAGATGAGATTGATAATGATGGGGTGGAATCATCGTGTGCCGGACATTTGGCTATATATGAACCATTGGAGGTTTGTTTTGCGTCAAAGATAGCAACGATTTCTTGTAGGTTCATTTATTTTTTCCAAATTCCGACATCATCCATCGAGTTATATAGTCAACGACGGACTTGCATGTTTTTATTTCTACGCCTTCCGTGAATCCTTTTGGCTCAAAATCTTGAAATGCAAATTTGTCAAATAATTTTGCAACGGTTACTCCGCTTTGAAGGCATAGACTGATGGCAAGGGCCCATACCTTGCAAAAACCAGCGATTGTCTCGTTTCCGTTGTTGACAGTAATAAATAATTCTGCGGGACGGCCATCTGGAAAAAATCCAACGGTGATATAAAAATGTAGTCGTTCTGTTTTACCGTTTGGACGGGCGTAACGAATGACTAATTTGTGGGTAACTGATTTTCTGGTGTCATTTAGTCTTTCTCTCATTCAATCTCCCTTAAAAGAACGTCCCCGCCGTGTTTGAGTCCAAAGCAACGCTAGATCGGGTTTTACGATCCGTTTGCAAGAGGCCACGACGGGGACTAAAATAGTTAAAGGTGGAACGATGCTTTTTGAACTCATAAAAGGTAATATACCATAACGTTAAAAATTGTCAATGCGAAAATAAATAAACTTAATAGTTGACTTTTTTCGTGTATTTGATATATTACGTTCAGAAAAAAACAAATCTTCTAAATGAAATCTGACAAACAAAACCACGGAAGTGGCAAAACCTTTTTTACACGCCAGAAATCTGCCGGACAATCATGGACGCAACTGCGTGATGAAGCAATCAGACGAGGGGAATGGAAACATGGAGCAAACAGAACCAATAACGAAACGGAAGAGAAATCGGCGCATAAGACGGAGGGATGATCCACACATGCCTAAAAGAATTAACTACGCTAATCGTTCCGATGGGATTATTCCAAATGGCGATGTTGGGGCTTTGTTAAATCCTAATAAGTTAAATGCCTATTTTAATACATTAGGGACTAAACCAAGGGCAAGAATGATAGCGTTTTTACATTCATTTTATACTGCCCCGGAAATTTCTGCAATGTTTAGTGTTTCCCCGTCTTATGTTCGGCAATGTTCGCATGAAAACCGTGATATAATTGAAGCGGCACAACTAGGACGCAACTTTGCTATTGCCGATATGTCGGAACGCCGTGTAGTTGAATTATTACAAAAAATGAACGTGGATAATATTCCTGATGAAAAAAAGGCTGTATCTATCCGACATTTAATGGAAAGTTCGGATATGGCACGGGGTCAGACAAGTTCATTGGATAAAAAGGATGACGAGAATGTTATGGAACTTGTATTTTCAATAAAGCAAAAAATGAAATTAAAGAAACGAGAAAGAGACAGAGACAATGACGAGGAAGATGACGAAGAACAGAAAGAACCGATAGATATAACTGACGAAATGAAGGAGATAAATAAATGAAGATAGGTTTATGCGTCCCAAACTATAACGATGATTGTAAGTTTATGTTTGCTATTAGTTTGTGGAAAACCAAATTTCCAGACGGGGCAGAAGTAAGACTATCTGCGAGTTCAGCACAATGGGCGTGTAACGCGCTTGCTATGATGGTTAAGGAATACATGACATGGGGTGCGGATTTCTTTGTTATTTTATCTAACGATATTGCTTGGAAACCAAATGATATTAAAAAGTTGATTGAACATAACTTGCCTGTAGTTGGTGGTTGGGCTAGTGGTCGTTGTCATCCGTTTTTATGTCATGTATGCGACACTTACGATAAGGAAAAGAATGTGTTTCATTTGGTTAAAAATGAGGACGCAACGAAACGAAGTGGATTGGAAAAGATTGCCACTAACGGTGGCGAAATGCTTATTATTCGGCGTGATGTATTTGAAAAAATACCTTATCCGTGGTTTTTTGGGGAAGATATGATAACGGGCGATAGACTACGCACGGAGGATTGTCATTTTTTTCTTCAATGTAAAAAATTTGGAATTGATGTTTTTGTGGATTGGGATATTCCATTACGACATACAGCAGGAGGATTAATGACTTATAAAGGAAGCTTAATATCATGAAAGTTAAAGATATTAAGAACAAAAAGGTTGGAAGGAAAGTTATAGATATTAAGAATAAAAGGTTTGGAAGACTTCTTGTTGTAAAATTTATTGGTACTAATAAAAACAGGGGTGCTCTTTGGTTATGCAAATGCGATTGTGGTAATACTAAAATAATTTCAAGAGGAAGTTTGCAATCTGGAAAAGCTAAATCATGTGGATGTCTTAAAAAAGATTGGTCTAAAAATGCTTCTAAAAATATTATCGGTAGAAAATATGGAAGATTGACCATTATAAATATTATGGGAAAGGACAAGTGGAATCATATAATTTTTTCTTGTCAATGTGATTGTGGAAATAAAATAACTTGTTTAGCTGAAAGTTTGAGAAGTAAAAATACTACTTCTTGTGGATGTTATCGGACGGAATATAAAGTAAAATCATGGGAAGGAAGTCGTAATCCTCAATTTAATCCATTACTAACAGAAACAGAAAGATTAAACGGAAGAACGAAAAACGAAAACTATCATTGGGTTAAAAAAATATTTGAACGAGATCATTATATTTGCAAAAAGTGTGGAATAAAAAGTGGTTGTGGTTATAAAATATCTTTACATGCCCATCATATTGACGGCTATAATTGGTGTAAAGAAAGAAGATTTGATTTAAATAACGGCATTACTCTTTGTAATAAATGCCATTATAATTTTCATAAAAAATATGGGAAAGGTAATAATACAAAAAATCAATTTAAAGAATTTTTAAAGACGCAATAATATGGCAAAAGAAGGCCAACTTAAAATTTTTACACTCTGGCTTGGCCACGATAAGATAGAGTTTCCTTACGAAGAAATAAAGTCTGATCCTAAACTTGAAAAAGAATTAAAGGCACTTGTCCAGAAAAAGACAGAGAACGAGTTGCAATGGTTTCATCCGCATGGCGACGCGAAATTTGGACACGATTGTGGATTTCAATTAGTTAGTTCTGCCGATTGGATTAATGACCGCGAACATACAATTTGTATTAGTTGTTCTCCTAATCAAGTGGGAAAAACTGCTCATGCAACTGTAAAAAAAATATTGAAAATTATTCCTTGTGATCCATCATGGCAGATATTTAGCAATGGTATTAAGTTTTATGAGATCG